TGCGCCCAGACGAAAGCTCCGCCATCGTAGTCTGCGTTTGCTACGTCTGAGTCTGTTCCGTCCTCCTTCTTGGTGTAGTCATCCTCGTTAAGTCTGTAATCCGGGGTACCGTCGCTTTTAACCATGTACGGCTTATTTGCCTTAAGCCATGGGAAGTCCACCCAGTCTCCTAAGCTGTAACCACCGCCCATCGTAACTGTAATCGGGCTGTACTTTGCGTTTGCTCCTATGTACTCAATACGAGAGCCCGGCGCTAAAATAGCGTTGTGCTCAATAAAGCCGTATACAGGCTCTGTTTTTAGAATATTAAGCACCTCCTCCAGGGTGTCCTGGTGCGCGATGTTAATTTTGTCACCTACTGCCATTATTCGTTTACCTCCATGTAGTAAAGATTTCCATTGTCAATGCCTAACTTAAACTTCCGCTTTGTCGTATCGTCCATGATCATGTTGGCATCCTCAACCAGAAGCGCTGCTCCTGCGCTGTTAATGGTTACTTCAAGACTGTTGTTTACGGTTGCGTAATAGTCCTGTGTAATCTGTGCCGGGTTGTACCCGTTGTAAGGCGGCATAAAGTCGCCGTTTGTTCCTGCGGTGATAGCAATGCTGTAAAGTATTGCCATACTGTCTGCTGCTCCGTACTCCTTCGCGAATAAGCCCATTTCATTAATATAGTATCCGCTTGTAACCAAGGTCTTTTGAGTGACAGGATCCTGGTTTGTAATGAGCGCCGTTACCTTAACGCTGTAATCGCTGGAAACCAAAATATCACTTAAGGCGTACTCGTTCTTAGGTGATTTAAGCGCCGTTCGTGCCTGCAGGTTTGCCAGAGATTTCTCCGTCTCCGTATAGGATCCGTTACCTACTACGATCTTAACAAACTGTATTTTACAATGTCCGGCCTGGGCTTTTGTCAGAAGCTTAGCGCCTTCGTTTGTCATGACCGCGTTGTTAAATGGTTGTGGCATGGTTATTCCTCCTTAACTGTATTATTGTATTTACTATATAGCGCCTGCGCAGCGTAAATAGTCTGTGTTACCGTCTGCCCGTCGAGCTTTAAGTCCTCCATGATAGCCTCCGGCTTAGTAGCTGCCGTCTGGCTGACTCCGGCATTTAATGTCTGCGCCGCCTCTCTGCGTACATTGTAGCCGTCTATAATGGCAGCGGGCTTATACATGTTCATGACTCCAACCGAGGCGTAATAGGGCTGCTGTATCCCTCTATGTATTTCTATAGCCTCGATGTGACTTCTGGTATTTTTTACCCTCCGGATCATCTCTGAAAAATAAGTTACCATATCCTCGATTAAGACCGCGTTTGTCTTTATCCTAAACATGAACGGTTCCCCGCCGTATTCAAACCACTCCTCGACCGTACCCTCACCGAAGACGACGCTCACCAGCTCCTCGACCGCGGCAGGCGTGCCCGCTGTCATGTACCACACGAGAGAGTTGGATACAAGTCCGCGCTTGATCTCAATATCAAGGTCGTCCTTGTAATACTGTGTTCTGAGCTCAAGTGCCATAAGATCCAGTACCTTTTCAGGTATTTTATCGATGTCGGTCAGCAGATTGACTCGCTGCGTAAAGTCATATGCCAGACGCGTCATGTCCCGCAGGGCGAGACTTAATGCTTCAGATGCAGGGGTGCCTTTTAGATTGGGATTTATATCAGTCAGCTGTCCATCATAAAGACTAATCATCCTCAAGCCCTCCATACACAAGATTGACTGTGCTGACAATCGCCTCCTGCGTCTCTTCTAAAGGAGTAAACTCCGGTGACCTGACTTCCATTCTCTTTACCCCGACATTCTTAAGATAAGCCCTGAGCTCATCCGGGTTAATATCTCGCCCGATCTTAGCACTTTGCCATAGCTGGTATTTAGCCAGGGCGTCTGCAGCCTGCTCCTGGATTGAAACAGCCTTTGCACTGTCTGACGAATTAATATAATAGGTCACATCGATGTCGTATGTAACTGCCTCCGGAGCACTCACTACCACCTTATCGGTGAGTGGGCGTTTGCCTCTCTGGTTTAAATGCTCCGACATGCCATCAATATCCGCACTTCCCGGAATTGACCCATCTTCCAGTATAAAAAAGACGTCGACCTCTCCCGGCGACGGACTTGTGATCACGACATCGCCGACGGCGCTGCTGTAATTTTTTGTCCAGTAACGGTATGCATCATCCGGACCCGCGGTCGAATAGCTCGATGGCGCGAGATAAATCTCCTCGCGCAGGTCGTCGTCACTCATCTCATCAGAGCCTCCGGCGCTTGTCTCCGTATTTTCGACAGAGTCTATAAACGGGACGTCATCAACAAGTATGTTGATCTCTCCCGGAATATAACCATTGCCGGACGCTCCTGTTGTCGTGCAGGTCATCTTAAGAGTGATCTCGGTCTCGCCTGCGGGGATCTCGGCATATTCGGTCGTTTCAAAGTACAGCTCATTGTCAGCCGTGACCCTGCTGCCCTCGTCAATACCGGTCGCCTGCTCTCTTGCATCCGCAAGCTTCCACGTGACTGCCACCGTAGCAGCCGTCGGCTCCGGCGGCACGACATTTTTCCATGCAGCAATTTCCTTAAGATAATCGCCTCGCGAATATTTTAAAAGCTGCATCTTGCCCGCTCTGTCCGTCTGCTGCATGTCCTGATAAAGGACAGCCGCACAAGAGAGCATTATAAGCCTGTACGGATCCGCTTTTGCCAGCGTTATCTCCTGACCTGTCAGCTCCTTGTAATAGTTCTGAAAGCCGTTAATAAGGCGCGTCTGAACGTCCTCAATTGTTAAGTTATCAATAAAACTTATATCCGGCAGGGCATCAATTGCCTCTAATGCTTCCGACATAGTCCTCGCCTCCTTTACTATTCATAATCATATTCCTCGTCATCGTCTTCGTCATAGTCCTCGTTGGCGCCAAGCAATACCACCGCCTTAAGATTCCCGCTCACGTCGTCGCTTTCAAATGTTACTTTCCTAAGCTCCACCCGTGGCTCGTAGATTTCGAGTTTCTCGACAATGTCGAGCGCCAGTTTGTTCTGAGCAATCTCCCTGGGGCTCGAGATAAACTCCGGATTAATTCCAAAGTTACGGTCTCCCGGAATGGTGCCCGCCGGAGTTGAGAGGAGTGACGATACATTTTTTTTAATCTCAGCGATGGTAGTCGCATCGTAGTATTTAAAGCCTACATATCTTGCATTAAGCTGCATATCCTACCTCCTACTTCTCGGGATATTCTTCAAGCGTCAGATCCACCTTAGCTCTCACTATCTCACCCTTGTTCCATATTTCGTCCCAGAACTCGCTAACCTGTTTGACAACATACATTGTATTTCCCAGCCTTTTGCCGCCAATTATGAAATTCGAAACCTTGCCTTTTTTAACAACCTTCTGGATCTTGGATAAGGTAGATCTCGGCTTTACCCCATGCCTCGCATCGAGGATAACTGTAAACGTGACCTCCTCGTTATTTGGACCCACAAATTCCATAAGAGGTCTCTTCTTAAACCTGGCATGCTCCGTCCAGCGCGCACTCACTGTTTTCTTAAGGTCGCGTGGGTTTAGAATTTTGTCATCGGAAACCTCGAAAACAAAAAGGTCTCCAAACGATCCTATTTCTGACATAGCGCACCTCCTATCCTATCGGCGTCCCGTTGATGTTGACGGTCGGAGCCACTATGTTGACGGTCGGGGCCACTATGTTAAGAGTCCCGTCCTTGTATTCAAGGTGGGCGTCACCTGCTATCTCTTTATAGTAAACGCCTTTACCGGACTCCGGCGGGGTGTTTGACTCGTTCCAGTATGGTCCGAGCACAAATCCTGCGCTGGTGTCATTACTAAGATGTGCGACGAGCACGTAGTCTCCGACTGCCGGCATCTTATATTCTCCGTTAAAATTAACTACGGGCAGGATGTCTGTGACGGAGCTGTCCCTATCCGTATAGAGGACTCTTATCATGCCCTTGCCATAATCGACTTTTGAGACCTGCCCGATCCTTATCTGATCACTCATAAGACTTCCTCCTATTTAGTCGCTGATGCTGTTATTTTTGGCATAACCTTATGCGTTTCTACGCTCATCTTGCACCCACTGTCGCCGGATAAGCTGTAGGTCACCTTGTCAACAAAGTACTTTCCGTTAAGCTTATAAGCGCCCTTGATCCTTATGTTTACTCCGGATCTTATCTTGGGGTTGGCCAGCATCGTCATGTTCATAGTCACGGCTGACCGGTTCTCGGCATTTACTGCAGCCACCGCTTTTTTTCTGGCATCAGCAAGGCTGTCTACTTTTGAATTTACCGTCAGTATCCGCTTCCCGGAGCCAACCTTGCAGGTCAGCTCTTTGTTACTGCTTCCACTCGTGTATGTAACCTTGCCGCCGGTGTATGTACCGGTGAGGGTAGAGTTATAATCCCAGTCTTCAAAGTCTTTAAGAGTATAAGTTGCTACTGTCTTCTTAGCCTCAAAGGTTGAGATCGAGTAGATCACGAGCTTCCCGGAGTACACCTTAAGAGCATATCCATAATCCTTGCAGATCGATGACAAAAAATTAAGGTCGTCCTGTTTGCTCTGCTCAGCTGTCTTAATTTTGACAACCGGGCCGTAATATCTGAATACCATCTTATAGCGCTTCGCAATCCTCCTGCCGATTTCCTTGAGAGTGATCGACTTCCAGTTTTTGGAACGGCTGGTAGCTCTCATAGAGTTGGTCTCCGGAACACTCGTACCCTTAATGGTGCAGGTAAGCCCGGGACCCGAAAAAGAGATGTCATCCACGCAGAACTTCCCACAGTTCACAGACTTCGTCACGCCGGCAGCAGTCCAGTTTTCGAGCTTTATCGTTGCCGACATCTTGTCTCCCTTTTTCGGAAGCCACTTATTAAACCATCTCATATCCCGGTTGCATACAGTAAGGCTCGCCTCATCGCACTCTCCGTCTGAGGCATCCGTGTAGGTAAATCCTTCCTCATACTGTGCCATCGTGCTCACAGTGCGTTTGACCTTACTTTTTCTTCGATATGCTATATTTACTTTGGCCCGCCTGGGCTCTTGAATTTCAGCCATAGCGCGCCTCCCTACTCGTCGTACGGATCATCTCCATCATCCTCTCCGTCCGTGATCCACGGAGGCAGGTCGCCGTCCAGCTCCTCCGGAAGCTCCGGAGTATTTAAGACGGTACCATCTGAAAACACGAGCGTATCAAGCTCATCGTAATTCTGCTGCATAAGGTAGTAAGCATAAGATTCGTCCCCATATACAGCGAGCGCTATGTTGTCCCATGTATCGCCCTGGACTGTCGTGTATGTCGATGCCATGGCCTGCCTCCTTAGAATTTCTTTCGTTTCTTACTTTTTTCGTACTGATTCATCAGCTTTGTAAACTCGGAAAGTCCCATCGAATTAGCCTCCTCGACGTCCTCCTTTGTCGCTGAACCGTTTAGATTAAACGTCGGCGAATATACGAAGTTACCGCCTCCGGCTCCTGCCGGCTCACCGCTTGTCGATGCACTGCTTCCTGTTCCAAGGCTGCTGAGCTTGGATGTAAGAGCCTCAATGACACTCTGCCCGCTGTTCTGCGAGAGAACTTCTGTCATGATGCTCCGCATTTTCGACCAGAGCGTATCTAAAGGAATGAGTGCCTCTGCTCCGGCTTCTCCGGCTCCCTGCAGTCCCTGGCTTGTATTCATGATAGTTGCCTGATCAAAAATACCGCCGGCTGCATTCCAGTTAACTGCAAACTTCGGGAGCTTAACGCTTCCACCGTCTCCATAATTCTCCGTCGAGTAGGTCGTAGATATTACCGGCACCTTTGGCTTCGGGATAGTTATCTGGCAGTTTGCAAACGCTGACTTGATTGCAGAGACTGTTGTTAACGTCTGAGACATAAGCCGTGCAAAAGCTGCCGTAAACGCTGCAGTTATTGCAGTTGCCATAGAGGTTGCCGCACTCTGTACCGACGGGGTCTCGCTCTGAAATGCTGATGAAAGTGCTTTGATTGCATCACCGGCTATAGTGCTGATATTGTCAAGTGCTGTCTCAACTATATTAACTCCGGTCGTCATGCTTGCGATGGCGTCAGAGGCTGTAGTTGCGTCGTCCGCTATGCTGTTCATCGTTACTTCAAGTGCAACCATCGTTGCTAAAAGGAGCGCCGTAGTTGCCACCGATACAGTCTCAGCTGCTACGAGCACAAGAAGTGCTGCACCGAAGGCTGCCGTTGTCGCTACTCCGGTCAGCATCGGAACGAATAACGCCACAAGTGCCGCTGCCGCTACTATCACGGCCGCCGAAAACACTGCTAGCGAGGTACTTATAAGTAAGATGCCTGCTGACGCTGACACGCCGTATGTGGCTATATTAGGCAGCTGTGCCGCAAGAAGCGACATTCCTGCCGTCGCCGCAAGTATCCCGATGCCGATCAGCGTGACTGCTGCACCAAAAGCCGCAAGCCCGACCGCTCCTGCTGTCAGTGCCGGAGCGAGCGCCGCTGCGCCGACCGCCATACCTGCGACTGCTGCCAAAAGCAGAACTAAAGCCGCCGCGGCTCCGGGTCCGGAATTTGCTATATTGACCGCCGCCACGGACAAAAGCGCCATTCCGCCACCGACCATAAGTATCGCCGCGCCGAGAGCCAAAAGCCCTGTCGCGTTCTGAGCGAGTACTGCAAGCCCTTCTCCTGCTGCCGCTGCCGGTGCAGTCACCGACGTTGCTGCCGATGCAAGCGCTCCGAACTTTGATGCAAGGCTTCCGATAATACCGAAAATCTTTGACGTAATTCCGGAAAATCCGCCAAAAATCTTAAGTAAAGGACTAAGTACATAACTTATTAACAAAAATCGTGACGCGATATCTCCAATAGATCCATCTGAGCCGTCTAAGATTCCCTGTATCAGCTGAGCGACCGCTTCCTTGCCTACTTCGAGAATCTCCGGAAGATGATCAATTATCGCATTTATAAACGCAGAAATAACACCTGCTGCGCCCTGCGCGATAGCTGTCACGCCGTCGCCTTCCAGTATTGCATTTGCAAAGCTTAGAGCAATCTCCACCGCAGCATTTATGATCTCAGGAAGCATTGACGACGTCCCCTGCACAAATGTTGTGACAAGCTCCGCGCCTGTCTCCCCGATCTCGTCCGCGTTGTCGACAATGCCCTGGACAAAGTTTTGCAATAGGCTCATCGCCATCTGCATCACCTCTGGAGCATAGTCACCTGCAAGGTCTAGGACCTCACTTAAGACATTCCCGACTTCTCCGGCAAGGCCTTCCAACCCTCCGGATTCATAAGCCGCACTAAGCTGACTTACCATATCGGTTGCAAACTGGGTTGTCTCTCTCAGAGGACCATTGAGATCTTTATAAATGCTTATGCCCAAATCTGAAAGCCCTGATTTTAACTTTGCAACATCTCCGTCGAGGTTATCAAGCTGTATATTATACATGTCCTCACAGGCTCCGGCGCTGTTATTGATTGCATCCGTGAGCTCGTCGAACCGGTTTCCGGTACCGTTTACGATTGAGGATAGTCCCTCAAAGAGCACTCCGGCGCTCTCAGCATCCATGCCGTACTGCTGAAGCATCTGAGACGCAAAGTCCTCGCTTGACATGGTCGAGTCAAAGTTTGCCGCCATGTCCTCGAGGTTGATACCGAGCTTGTCGATGCTTGTCCCGCTTGCTGATAATGCTGAATCCACAACGCTCTGCAGACTCGTGACTGAGTCCGACGTCGCTGCAAGCATAGCCCTTGCCGACGACAGGTCGGTTGTCTTAAAAATGGTGGCAAGTGTGCTGTTTATATCGTCCGCGCTCCAGCCGTCCATCTGCTTGTTAAGGTCTCCGAAAATATCGCCCAGCGAGCGCATATTTCCGCTCGCATCATACGCAGATAGTCCCATCTTCTCAAACATTGCCGCCGCATCCGCACTCCTGGCGTTCTGCAGAGACAGGATCATGTTGCGAAGATGTGTACCACCCTCTGATGCCTTTATGCCGTTATCGGCCAGTATTCCAAGCGCCGTGTCAAGCTCCGTCGTACCGCCCGCAAGATCTTTTGCAGTCCCGCCGACTGTAAGTATAGCTTCGCCCAGCTGCTCGACGCTCGTGTTAGAAACTGACGCCGCCTTTGCCATTTTGTCGGTAAAGTCGGTCAGGTTAGTTTCAGTCGCTGCAATACCTAAGGCGCTCATGCTGTCAGTTACCATATCTGAGGCCGTTGCCAAGTCCATGGCTCCGGCTCCGGCCAGATTGAGGACTGTAGGCAGGGCGTTTGCCGCCTCGTCTGCATCATAGCCTGCAAGCGCAAGATAGTTTAGAGCCTCCGCCGCCTCTGTAGCAGAGAAAGCAGTAGACCTTCCGCATTCCCGCGCTGCATCCTCGAGCGTCTGGTAAGCTGCCGCGCCCTCTTTTGTGTTCTTATCGATCAGCATCGTGGCGCTGACCTGACTCATTGCAGACTCAAATTCTTTGCCGACGTTTACTGATGCGACCGCAACTGCGCCCACGGCTGCTGCCGCCGCCGCTGATGCTGCCGCCGTGACTTTGACTGCACCCTTGATTCCTTTATTTACGACACCGAGCGCCTTATTAAGAGATGAGTCGACCTTACCCGCGATCTTGATCGCTATCTCCATCTCCTTACTTGACTTCGCCATACGCTTCCGTCACCTCCTCTGCTATCTCAACAAGTTCAAAGACCGATAGATCCTCGAGATCGGTGAGGCTGCTTTTTAACAGTATACTAAGGCGGACGGTAAGCCTCCTTAATTGCTTGCCGTCCGTTACCTTTAGTCCTCGCCGAAGAAAAAACTTGTTACCCGGTTTTTGACCTTGATTGCTTCCTTTGGTGGGAGTGACTGGAAAAACTCCACTGGGATTTTTGTTGCTTTCGCCGCAAATAAAAGAGCATATTCCAGAGAGAGCTCCGGGAGCACGCTTACGCTTCCGCTCTTTTCCATAGTTCTCTGAACCTGGATCATGTCGCTGGCTTTAAGGTTCTCGAGGCTGCTTAGATCAACCTCGGTGTAAGTACTGCCCTCCCATGTCACAGGCTTTTTAAATATCACAAGATAAGCATTATCCTCCTCAGTGATGGCCGTAACCTCACCAACGAGATGCTCGCCGTTGTCTGCTGCCTGAGTAGGCTCGGTTTCATTTTTTTTCACATTGTAGTCTTCCATAAACTATACCTGCTTTCTGATCTCTTCTAACAGATCGACGCCGTCGACCTTGTAAACAAAATTGAGCTTGTCAAGCTCAAAGCGGCTCTTGCCATTGATCTCAATGAGAATGTATGTGATATCCGCCTTGACACTGGAACCTGTACCCTGTCCGCTCTTTACGCTCCCTCCGGTAAAGCCCTTGTTGCGGCCGCGGATAACGACTCTTGATGGCATAAATTCGAGCGCAGACGTTGCCTGCTCGATAGCCTGAGTCGAGATCCTGAGCGTCAGGTCGACGGAGTTGGACTGCTGAACGAGATTAAACATCTCATCGTTCATCGTCCTGAAAGGTATCTCTATCTCTGCCGCTCCGAAGTGTCCGAGAAGCGGATCGTCCATTTCTCCGAGGAGTCCGGGACCGCTTATGGTCTCGGTAAGCGCCTCAAAATCCGGCAGGGTTACCTCGTCGGATACTCCGACAAGCTTGGTGCCCTGACTGTATACGTTATAGCTGTTTATTTTTGTTGGCAGCATAATCCTTCACCTCCTTAAGATCCAAACGCCGCACTTAAAAGGTCGGTGTCAAATTCAAGCACATCGAGGA